GTAATCCAGCGTGGCCTGATTGGATTAAGATAGGCAAGGCAGTTGACGCAGAGGACAGGCTAAGAAGCTACCACACAGGATCACCAATGCGTGATTACGAACTGCTACATTCAGTATACTTTGAGGATCGTAACGAAGCAGAACGTAAGGCACACCTGCTTGCAGCAGCTAAGACAACACACCCTTGGAATAAGAATGACAACGGTGAGTGGTTCAGGCTTACAGAAGAACAGGCAATGGAAGTATTGAGGGAGTTGACACTTGATTGATGTAACATACGTAGATCACATGGGTACTGACCTGACTGTAGTTAATGCAGCGAGGGTTAGTTTTGGTAAGAAGTCTGAGTACGTCACATTGACAAAAGGTTTCCACTCAGGTGAAGCAACAGAAGAAGCACTATCAAGCCGTGATGTAAAGCTAATCCAATACCTAGCCAATCATAGCCATTATAGTCCATTTGGACATTGCTTTGCATCCTTCCATGTCAAGGCTCCAGTGTTTGTGGCACGACAGCTAGTCAAGCATAAGTTCCTACGATGGAATGAGATCAGCCGTAGGTATGTAGATGATGAGCCTGAGTTCTATGTGCCTGATCTATGGCGTGGGCGTAGTGCTGACAAGAAGCAGGGTAGTGAGGGTGAGGTCAATCTAGGTACACTAGATACCGCCATCGTGTCAGACAGCCCTTACGAGGCACTGTGCGCTTACAAAGCCTTACTGAAGTCAGGGGTAGCACCAGAGCAAGCACGTATGGTCTTACCACAAAGCACAATGACTGAGTGGTACTGGTCAGGTAGCCTTGATGCCTTCGCTGATATGTGTAGGCTAAGGATTACACCCGACACCCAACACGAGACTAAACAGGTAGCCCTTGGTGTTGACAAAGTAATGTTGAAACTATTTCCTGTATCATGGGAGGCACTTGAAGGATGCCATGCTTAATGACACCACTGTATTAGTTAAGAGGCAATACTTGCCAGTACTAACACCCCAGTAGTAGTAGGAGATGATGAATGCCCAAGAGGATACCCATGAAGGGTGGAGATGAATACGATGGCCTCACTAAGGCACGTAGGTTTTATCTGTGGAAAGCAGGGCAGTTAAAGAAAATCAAACGTGCCTATAACAAACGGTTCCGTAAACATAGCAAGGAGAAGACTAATGATTGCAGGTAATATTAAGATCACTGAAATAGAGGATAACGAGGATGGATCAGCCCGTGTTACGCTAGACATGGACGCAGAGACATACCACAAGATCTTTGAGTATGGTTTCATAAAGCTTATTGAGAAAGGTATTGAGGTAGATGACGGACAACGATAAGCCCTTAGAGGTAGGCATTAGGCCTATGACACCGGAGGAACGTAGGAGATCTATTGAACGTGAGAAGGCTAACAACTTCGTATCCACATGTGTTAGTTGTGGCGTCCCATCGAAGAGTAACTTCTGTGGCTTTTGTTTAGAGGAAGAATAATGCAAGATGAATATTGGTATGTCTTAGGTGGTGCGTTTATTATGTACCTGTTGGGTGTAATAATGTATCTTACTGTACTTGAAGCAGAGGAGGAAGATGTGCATGGCCCATTCCTTGTATCTTTAATGTGGCCCTACATTGCAGTACGAGTTGTTCTAGATAAGATTATGTACGGAGATAAGCAATGATGGAATTAGCCTTAATAAGAACTCTTATGGACAAGGAGTTCTATGACAACAACAAGGGTATACGTTGCCCTGATGAGTTGTTCAGTAAAGATGTACGTAAGATTAAGCAGACACTAGACTACGCAATGAATACATATGAACGTACCTTAACTGCATCTGAGCTTGAGGCATTGTTCTTTGCTCACAACACCACGATGACCACTGCTAACAAGCAGGTGTACAATGATCTATTCAAGCGTGTGTCTCGTGAAGAATCTATGAACAAGGACATAGCTGATGAGGTACTGTCTAAACTATTCCAACAGGTACTAGGTAACAAGCTTGCCAACATAGGGTTCGACTACGTTAACGGATCATTGGATAGCCTTGAGCCTGTACGCAATCTATTGCAGATGTATCAGGATGACTTCACCCCTAACCTTAAGTTAGACTTCGGTGACATATCTATTGATCACCTACTCAAGTCCAATGATATCCAATCACAATGGAAGTTTAACATCCCTAGCCTCACACGTAGGGTAGAGGGTATCAGTGGTGGTCACTTGATCATAGTAGGGGCACGTCCTAACACAGGTAAGACATCCTTCCATGCATCCTTGTTGGCTGCGCCGGGTGGCTTTGCATCTCAGGGTGCTAAGTGTCTCATCCTCTGCAACGAGGAAGCTTATGAACGGGTGGGTGCACGTTACCTTAGTGCTGCATCATCCCTATCTATGGAGGAGGTCAAGGGTAACTATGCCTTAGCTGCATCACGCTACCAACCAGTACGTGATCAGATCAATCTGTATGACAGTACAGGTAAGGACATGGCGTGGGTTGAGGCTATCATCAAGGCTTACAAGCCTGACATTGTAGTGTTGGACATGGGTGATAAGTTTGCTGTTAAGAACAGTGACAAGACAGATGTGTACCTTAAGAATGCTGCCATCCATGCACGTAACATAGCCAAGCAGTACAACTGTGCAATGATATGGATGTCCCAGCTATCAGCTGATGCTGAAGGTAAGATAAATGTAGATCAATCTATGCTGGAAGGTAGTAAGACAGGCAAGGCAGCGGAAGCTGACCTCATGGTACTGATTAGTAAGAACCCTATGCTTGAGGCAAAAGAGGATGACACAGTAGATTCACAAAGGTACTTGATCATTGCAAAGAATAAGCTTAAGGGAGGGTGGCACGGTAAGGTAACGTGTGAATTGGATGGAGCTAGGGCACAGTACTTAGCATAGAAAGGCGGCGACTAATGGAATTAGTTCTTGATGTAGAGAACACAGTCACACACAGGGGTGGCAAGATGCACCTCGATCCTTTCGAGGCAACCAATAAGCTTGTGCAGGTAGGTGTGCAGGAAGTTGTGTCAGGTAAGCAGGACATATATAACTTCGATCATGCAGAAGCTAATGACTATGATGGCTCACAAGCCAAGCAACTACAATCTAAGTTAGATGCGACTACCCTATTGATACTACACAATGCACAGCATGACATGCCGTGGCTATGGGAGAGTGGCTTCAAGTATAAGGGTGCCATATACGACACTATGTTAGCTGAATACGTCTTGATGCGTGGCAATCACATAGAGATGACAAACACTGGGGCCTTCAAGAAGAAGTCTCTCAGCCTAGATAACTGTGCACAACGCCGAAACTTAGAGTTCCAGAAGGATGACACTCTAAAGAAATACTTTAAGGAAGGATACAACACCAGCGAGATACCGCTTAATGAGCTTACCTATTACTTACAGTGTGACCTATCTACCACACGTGCATTGTACGTAGCGTTACAAGAAGACTACGCTAAGCCTGATTCAGAATCTCTTATCAACATACGTGACATTACATTCAAGGTATGCCTAACGCTATCTCGTATGTATTCATCTGGTATCAAGGTAGACTTAACTGTATTGGATGCAGTGCGTACTGAGTTTGAGCAAGAGAAGGCTGACATTGAGGGGCGCTTACAGGTCAAGGTACGTAACCTTATGGGTGATACACCTGTAAACCTTAACAGCCCAGCGCAGATGTCTGAGGTAGTGTACAGTCGTAAGCTGGTCAACAAGAAGGAATGGGTGCAGCTATTTGAACACACTAACACAGACAAAGAGTATAGGGATGCAGTCAATGCGAACACAACAATGGTACTTAAGACCTCCGCTTTCACCTGCCCTGATTGTAGTGGGGTTGGTAGTGTCTATCGTACCAAGAAAGATGGGACAAAGTTCTCACGCCCTAACAAGTGTAAGGCCTGTGACTCAAGAGGGTATCAACTCAAGCAGTCCAACGAGTTGGCGGGGCTGGGGTTCATGCCTCCTAGTAAGAAATGGGTAAGTGCCAATGGCTTTAGTACAGGTAAAGATAATCTATCTTCTCTCATGTCTACAGCTAAGGCTAACAACATGGACAGTGCATTAGATTTCCTTAAGGATCTCAAACGTCTGTCTGCTATATCAAGTTACCTATCCTCATTCGTTGAGGGCATATCAGTACACACAAAGGATGATGGGATACTTCACGTGGGTCTTACACAGCACATCACTAGCACAGGTAGGTTCTCTGGACGCAATCCCAACATGCAGAACATGCCACGTGGTGGTACTTTCCCAGTGAAGCGTGTGTTTGTAAGTCGTTGGGATGGTGGGTACATAATGGAAGCCGACTTTGCCCAGCTAGAATTTCGTGTAGCTGCATACCTTAGTCAGGATACGTTAGCTATGACAGAGATCAACACAGGGTTTGATGTACACAGCTACACTGCAAAGGTTATCACTGATGCAGGCCAGACAACTACCCGGCAAGAAGCAAAGGAACATACCTTCGCACCCCTGTTTGGCGCTACAGGTTATGGGCGTAGCCCAGCAGAGGCAGCGTACTACCATCACTTCATTGAGAAGTACGAGGGTATTGCTGCATGGCATAAGAAGTTAGGTGACGCTGCCATACGTTACCAGAAGATTACTAATGAGGGGGGCAGGCAGTACGCTTTCCCCGGTACAGAGAGGAGGCCAAACGGACTACCAACAAACTTTACTATGATAAAGAACTACCCAGTGCAGGGGTTTGCTACTGGAGATATCGTACCTGTCGTGCTGGTTGAGATGGAGAGTAGGCTCATGCCTATGCGGTCTAAGCTGGTCAACAGTGTACATGATTCAATGGTCATAGACATACACCCTTACGAGAAGGATCAGATAATAGAGATCATTAACTCCATGAACATGGACCTACATCAAATCATCTACGACAACTACAAAGTTAAGATGAATATTCCGTTACTTTTAGAGGCAAAAATCGGGCCTAACTGGCTTGACACCAAGGACGTATGAGGTTATAACTTACCTTCCCTAACAATAAACATATCAAAGGATAATAATTATGAACACAGAAGTAGCACTTAGTGTAGAGGGTATGTCCCTAGCTGAAGCAATGGGCATCAACACTGGTGGGGGTGGTACATCCTCTCACTCTACACTAGCACGAGTGAATCAAATCCACTCAGCGTTAACTGTAACAGACAATGATGGAGATGAGCACATCAAGGTTCCTGTTGGTGCCTATAAGATTACTATGGCTGATGGTGAGATACTGTACAGTAAGACACTATCAGTACGTATCTTCTCACAACGTCACCAGTGGCAACGATGGGATGCTGATAGTAAGACTATGCATAAGACATTGCTGGCACCCAACCTTAACGTAGACCTAAAGGATACTACGGGTGGCTTTAATCTTGGGCGTCCATCAGGTTACATCAAAGACTTTCAATCCTTACCTGAGGAAATGAAGAGTATCATTCGTGGCGTCAAGCGAGTACGAGTAATGCTTGGTGTACTTAAATTGGAAAAACCTACTGATGATATGGGTAACCCTATCACTGATGCAGGGCATGAACTTCCATTCGTAATGGATGTGAAGAACAATGAATCCATGAAGGCTGTTGATGCAGCCATTAGTCAGATCGTAAGCAAGAAGTTTACCCCTGTCGAGCATACCCTTAAGTTAGGTAGTGCTAAGCGTGACCTCCCATCAGGTGGTAAGTACGCTATCATTGTACCTTCCTTGGGTGAGCAAGTACCCTATGGTATAACGGATAGTGAAATCTTGAAAGACTTCATTGAATGGATCAAAGGCACTAACAATTGGATCGAAGGTAAGCATGATGAAGGGTCTATAGGTAATCTGTCTGATGCTGATGCTGCAATGGTAGGGTCTATCGTAGAAGTACGAGAGTTCGAGGGATGATACACCCCGCTGAGATATCAGTACACGCATTCTTGCGGTCAGCTATCAATGGCACGGCAAGCATGAGTGAAGAAGTAATACAGCAAGTAGCCACGGATGTGGCTGCTGCACTCAACAAGCAGTTCAATGGTGGGCCTCGTGATGAGTTCCGTCTACGTATGTCAAACATTGGCAGGCCTAGATGTCAGCTGTGGTTCTCTAAGAACAACCCTGATACAGATGTACAGAAGCCTACCTCCTTCATGCTCAACATGCTGATGGGAGATTGGACTGAGGCTATGTTCAAGGGGGTACTACGTGCAGCTGGTGTTGACTTTGGGGACAACGATAAGGTTGCCCTTAAGGTTGGTGATGTTACTATCAACGGTGAGTATGACATGGTGCTGGATGGTAAGGTAGATGATGTTAAATCTACTACGCCATACGGTTACGACAACAAGTTTGCCAGCTATGATTCACTCGCATACTCTGATGACTTCGGTTATGTATCTCAGCTTATTGGATACGCTGTTGCATCAGGTAAGGATGTTGGTGGATGGTGGGTCATCAATAAAGTGAATGGGCAATTCAAATATGTAACAGCTGAGACTGCTGATGTTGAAGAGGTGATGGCCTCTATCAAAGGTACAGTTGACTACATCAATAACGATGAGCCATTTGAGCGTTGCTTTGAGGCAGTGCCAGAGACATTCAGAAAGAAAGCTAGTGGTAACCTTAAGCTTTGTAAGACTTGCTCATGGTGTGATCACAAAAAGAAATGCTGGCCTGAACTAAAAGAACTACCCTCTAAGGTGTACACAGGGAGTAAAGCACCGCCTATGGTAGAATACATCTATGCCGAAAACTAAGCGGTATCACGCTAAAGGTAAGTACAAGAGTGGGTTAGAAAAAGATACTGCTCTTGTGCTTGCTAAGTGTCAGAAGGCTGTTCGCTATGAGCAGCTAAAGATAGAGTGGGAAGACTTACACTATCGCACTTACACCCCTGACTTTCAATTAGACAATGGCATCTTGATTGAGACAAAAGGTATCTTTGATTCTGATGATAGAAATAAACATATAGAAGTACGTAAGCAGCACCCTGAGTTAGACATAAGGTTTGTATTTAGTAACGCTAAGGCTAAGCTTTACAAGGGTGCTAAGTCTACGTACTCAGATTGGTGTGATAAGAAAGGGTTTACTTGGGCACACAGGGTTATACCTGAGGATTGGCTTAAAGAAACAGGGGATGTTGTTAAAGTAGATCGTATCTCCCTTAAGTATGAGAAGATAAAACGATGACGTATGAGTTAGGAGATGATGAAGTTGCTTTTATTATACGGCCCACTAGCAAGGGTTCATTAGAAGGATGGGATGGTACTGTAACTACAGGCATAGCAGTAGGTAGTAACTTCTGTTACTCTGATGATGTACTGCATGACTTGGTTTATATAGCCACCTTATGTAGTGCCTTCTTAGATTTGATGGAGTCAGATGAAGAGGTCATGGAAATGGTTGTTGATCATAGGCGCAACCTAATGATGGAAGAACTTTCTAGGCGACAAGAAGAAGATAAGCCTTTACAAGAGTTGAAAGGTGAGGTAATAAACTTCAACGCTTATACCAAAACAAAGGGGAACGCATGAGAGATCACGAGCCACTACCACACACAGAGTATGTAGATGATCAGCATCCTGAGGGATTCGATTCAGTCAAACGTCCAGCCCACTACAACATGGGTGGCATTGAGTGTATCGACTACATCAAACAGGTACTAGGATTAGATGGCTTCATTGCATACTGCCACGGTAACTTCCTCAAGTACCAACACAGATACCGTTACAAGCAGAAGCCTGTGGAAGATATGCAGAAGGCAGAGTGGTACTTACATAAGATGAATGAAGCGCTTTCGGAGAAACATAGATGAAAGATAAGACCTTCAGTGTATCGTTTCTTATTCATGTAGATAAGAAGAATAATATCTTAGGTGCGTATGACGATGCACATGAGGATGACATCCATGATCTTATTACAGATACGTTCTATGATATAGATGATGTTAAGGTTGATAACATAAGAGTGAAGGAGAGAGACACGTGATTACACAAGATGACATAGATGCCTTCAGCACAGTGGCTGTAAGTCCAATGGAGTATTCCTACTGGGTAGAAGATAAGATTATTACACAAGGTCAGACACGCCTAGTAGAGAATACACTTGGACTAGTAGGCGAGGCAGGTGAGGTAGCTGAGAAGGTTAAGAAATACCTACGAGACAACACTAAGGTAAGTCAGAAAGAAATTGTTAAGGAACTAGGTGACGTAATCTTCTACGCAACAGCCTTAGCTAATTACTTTTACAGTAACTTACCTGAGGTAATGGAAGTTAATATGGACAAACTTAATGACCGTGCTAAACGAGGCGTAATTAAAGGAGGGGGTGACAACCGATGAATAACTACCTACCAACAGACTATCAATCTTTTATCCATAAGTCACGTTACGCACGGTGGCTAGACAAGGAAGGTAGGCGTGAGTCATGGGGCGAGACTGTATCTCGTTACATGGATAACATCGTGCGCCCTGTTACAGGAGATGATACATACATCAAGCAGATTGAAGAGGCTATCCTGTCACTAGAGGTCATGCCTTCTATGCGTAGCCTTATGACAGCTGGGCCAGCTGCAGCACGTGACAACATCAGTATGTACAACTGTTCATACCTAGCCGTAGATGACCTTAAATCCTTCGATGAGGCTATGTTCGTCCTCCTTTGCGGAACGGGCGTGGGCTTCAGTGTCGAGCGCCAGTATATCAGTAAGCTCCCAGAAGTGCCTCAACTCTTTGAGAGTGGAACTACTATTTTCGTCAAGGATAGTAAGGAGGGGTGGGCTAAGGCTTTGCGTCAAGTGATTGCGCTCCTGTATAGTGGTGAGATTCCTAAGTGGGATATGTCTAGTGTACGTCCAGCTGGTGCTAGGCTTAAGACATTCGGTGGTAGGGCATCAGGCCCTGCTCCATTGATTGACTTGTTTGACTTTGTTATCCGTGCATTTAAGGCAGCAGAGGGACGTAAGCTTAGCTCTATAGAATGCCACGACATCATGTGTAAGATTGGTGAGGTAGTAGTGGTAGGTGGTGTACGCCGTAGTGCTATGATTTCATTGAGCAATCTATCTGATGACCGTATGCGCCACGCTAAGTCAGGCTCATGGTGGGACAACAACCCGCACCGTGCCTTGGCTAACAACTCTGTAAGCTACACTGAGAAGCCTGACAGCATATCCTTTATGCGTGAGTGGATGGCACTGGTTGAGTCAGGCTCAGGTGAGCGTGGTATCTTCAATCGTGAGGCAGCTAAGAAGCAAGCAGCTAAGAATGGTAGACGTGATCCTGACCATGACTTCGGTACAAACCCTTGTTCTGAAATAATTTTACGTAATGGTCAGGTGTGTAACTTAACGGAGTGTGTAGTACGTGCAACAGATAGCATTGAAGATCTTGAAAGAAAAGTTCGTATCGCTACGATCTTGGGTACAGTACAATCTACCTACACAAAGTTCCCCTACTTGCGAAAGTTGTGGCAGCGAAATACAGAAGAAGAACGCCTGTTGGGTGTGTCACTCACAGGGATAATGGACAACCCTTTACTTACAACATCTAACTCTGGATTGGAGAAAACTCTTGAACACCTCAAACAGATTGCTGTCTCTACTAATGCTGAATGGTCTGAGCGCCTTGGTATCCCTGTCTCTACTGCTATCACTTGTGTCAAGCCTAGTGGCACTGTCTCCCAACTTGTTAATTCTTCTAGTGGGATACATGCTCGTCACAGCCCTTATTACATCCGCACGGTGCGTGGAGACATTAAAGACCCCCTAACCCAGTTCATGAAAGATCAGGGCGTACCTAACCAACCTTGTGTAATGAAGCCTGACACTACTGTAGTGTTTAGTTTCCCTCAGAAGGCACCGGATGGTGCAGTGTGTACTAAAGATATCAGTGCCATTGAACAACTAGAGATGTGGTTAGCTTATCAGAGGCACTGGTGTGAACATAAACCATCAGTAACTATCAATGTTAAAAACGATGAATGGTTTGAAGCAGGTGCCTTTGTATATAAACACTTTGATGAGATGTCTGGTGTATCGTTCTTGCCTTACAGTGAGCACACGTACCAGCAAGCTCCTTATCAGGAGTGTTCAAAGACAGACTACAATACGCTACTCTCATGTATGCCAGACACTATTCCTTGGGAAGAACTCGCAGACTATGAGCAAGAAGACAACACATCAGGTAGTCAAACACTAGCCTGCTCTGGTGACAGCTGTGAAATTGTAGACCTAGTATAAACACATAAACAAGTGAGAAGTAATGTGAAATTAGAACAAGAAGCACAAGAGCACATCAAGGCTAGGCGTACAGAGTTTCTGTCTGAGTTAGCTGATCGTATGGAGAACGTAGAGGTGTTCATAAGTGACAAACTATGGGAGAGTGAAGAGAAGGAGAAGGCCTTAGAAACCTACACAGAAGTATTCCTATGGGCTAGGTATTGCTCAGAGAAGTATGGTATAAAGTAACACAAAAAAAGGGCAGCTTAGTGCTGCCCTTCCTTTTGTCTATCACTGTAGTCTAGGTTGAGATCTTAGTACTTCCATGTCCGTACCTTCTTTAGACAACTCAAGGTAGTTAACTAAGAAGTCTAATTGATTTTTATCTAGGTCTGTTATCTCTAGATCAATATCAAGGGAGACAAGTGCCTTCTCAACATCCTCTTTAGAAATACCACTTCCTTTCTTACTTAGCTTATAAAGACTAAGGGTGCGCTCATCGTTACGATCAATACTTCTTTCGAGAATATCTACAACGTCTTCCTTAGAACGCTTAAGAACATCACTAAGAATTGTCTTACGTGTCTTCTCCGTACCATTCCTCCATGCATCGCTGTCTATTACTTGAGAGGCATTCAACTCTAAGAATTTAAATATGTGACCATTGATATTGTTCTGCACTTCTGGGATAAAAGATTTTATATCTGTACGCCATTGAGGCCTACCAATCTCATTGAACATACGCTGGATAGAAGTCTGCCCCGGCACCTCACGGTAACCAAAGATACGCCCTATAGGCATCATTGCAGGAGTGTCAGTCAAGGCAGTTTGTTTCTCTACTGGCTCCTCCATCAGGGCACCAAAGATTTGATCTGAGTATCGTAGAGATTTATTAACCCACTCTGAGCCTTGCTTACGATCAGGTGCAATGTAGTTTTCACCCTTACTTAGTGCAATCATTTGATTGATAGGATCAAGAGGCCGTGAATAAGCACTGATATACATAGACCCTGCATCCTGTACGACTTTAACCAAACCCTCTACAACAGCAACGTCTTCATTCTGTGCTATGTCTACAAGTAAATCAAAGGACATCTTAGCTGAGTCACCTAGCTGACGGGTAAGGTTCTTTGGGCCAAACAAAGTTACAACTTCATTAACCATCTCAGTAGGAATCTTACCATCCCGGTGAGCATGAGCAGCCATACGTCCCATAGCTTTATAGAAGCTGTAAGGGAAATCATACATACGGTTACGTATAGCACCGTCACTGCCTCGCTCATCAAACAAAGCCAAGCCTTCTTCCATATTGTCATACTCACGTGCAGCTGTAATACCAATCAGGGATAGGCCTACTGCTGACTTAGTAAGTAGTTCCATTGGATCACGTGTAGTGTTTGCTGCGTATTTATGTATAAGACTAATGCCTGTGTGGTCAAACATATGACCCAATGTATTGTTAAAGAACTGACCAAAGGGAACCATTGCACCAATGATAGGGTACTTACGAAGGTCTTCCAATACACCAGCCGCACTGTTTAATGTACCTTTAGTGTCGCCATATAGAGGTTTAGAGTACGACTTAGCGTACACGTTACGCAGTGCATCCTCAACAGCAATGGCTTGTACCTCTACGAAGTCATCACCCTTCATAGTCCTATACAAGTTCGGATCTTGCAGGAACTCTGAATAAGTCTTACCATATTTTAAACGTATCTGTTTGTCTAATGCATACATAAACTCTTGTGACTTAGTGTACATGTCCTGTGCTTTAACACCGTACATAGTCTGTGCAAAGTCCATTACCTTTTCCCAGTTACCCGGCTGCTCCATGTCATCTAGCTTAACGCCTAAGTTCTTATAGACATCATCAAGCTCAATGCCGCCTGACATATAGCGGAACAATTCTTTCTGTGACTTAGGGTTAGCTGCAAGGAAAGAGTATGTTGCTTGCTGTGTAGCGTAAGGGCTTACTAAGTTAGTAGCTTTTTGCCGCTGTAGTGAAAACATAAGCTTAGACTTAGTGGCAAACTCTGTAGCCTTAGTGGTTCTCCCTATTGCCATCTCACTTAATGCACGTCCCCCGTACAAAGCCCCACGTAGTGTGTCACCTATAGACTGCATAGCTGTAGCGTTAGCCCAACCAACAAGGTTAAGCGCCGTTGTACCGGGGTGAGTAATCAACATACGAATAAGGTTTTGCTGTAGCTTAGATGAACCGTCAGCAATCTTCTCACGAACATTCTTAGTAGGTGCATCTAGGACATCCTCTACAACACTATTGTATACTTGCCCAGCAGACATTCCGGGTTGTACTTTTAACTTAGCAATAAGATCTCTCTTAAATTTAGAAAGAGTGTTACCTGTTCGACCCCACTCAGAAGATATACTTGATAGCGTATACAGACCTTGATCTAAGGTTTGATTATTAAAGTCAGGTAACTTACTTAAGGTAGCTTTATACAAATTATTAACTTCATTGTATGCACCACCCTCACCTTTGGGTAAGGATTTAATAGTCTCTCCTAAGAAGTCCGTGAAGTTCTTAAAAGAATCATCCTCATTAGCTAACTCAATACCAAAGTCTTCAAAGATATTCTTCAGCCCTTTAAATTTATCAGGCCCTTCATCTACTCCGTGCAGGAATGCACCAATCAACTCATCTCTGAGTGGGTCAGCTATATCCTCTACCCTAGTACGCCGTAGGTTATTACCCTTAGTTACCTTAGCAGACCATCTAGCTGCAGTAGTAGAGTTTTGCTTCAGGGCCTTAGTAAGTGCAGCGAAGTCCATCTTAGCTAAGACTTCTTTGTTCTTCCTGTTGCGCCCTGTCATTGCAAGCTTCTTAACTGACGCCTCTGTAGCAGCTGCGTTGTCGAAAGCCTGCATAAAGAGTGGCAGGGTAGCCTCACTACTAGGGGCTTTGTTAAGCATGGTAAGACCATAAGCTAATGAGCCACCAAAGATACCACCTAAGCCTGCAATACCACCTTGCATTACACTGTAATTATCTTGTACACCAGATTGCATCAAGGCTTTTTGGTAGATACCATCAACAGTAACACTGGCTGCTGTATCAAAGGCTGATACTGCTAGTACTTCTTTCCTTGCCTCACGCTTGAGGCCTGCTGAAAATGCACCTTCAGCTACGCCCTCAACAGCCTCACCTCTGATGATCTTACCTATTACTCGCTGTTCAATTATGTTTGCTTCTACCTGCATAGATTTAGTAAGAGCACCTTTGATGCCCCTCTTCTTAGCTGCTTCTTTTACAAGCTTCTTAACTGTCTCCTTAGCAAGCTGTGCTGCAACCTTAGTAGCACCACCAGTAATAAGCTTACCGAAACCTAGAGATACTATGTTGACTGGATCTACTATAAGAGCACGTCCATAATCATACACAGCATCAGCCTTCTGACCAAACGTGTACTCCTCAGAGAATGCACCCTTCATGTTATCAAAGAGTTTGTATGCCTGACCAGCGCCTAGCTTCTTAGCTTCATCATCTGTGCTAAGGTAGGCTAACTCTGTAGCGGTAACTACAGACTGACCAAAGTTAAACTTCCGCATGTGGTTAACATACGAATCAATAATCTTCTGACGGTCATGTTGATCTTCCCTCATACCAAAGCGTTGATCCATGTACTGTCCGACTACAGCAAAGTTACTGTCAGTCATAAGATCATTGATTGTTTCTGCTCCGGGTATAGAGTTTAGTGCTCTCTCTGTAGTTTGTTCTTGTGTGAAGTTTGTGTAGTTAATAGTATCATCATCTTCTTTATCTATAGTAGAGAAGTTAATAGTATCTTCATCCTCTCTACCCATAGTAGAAAAGTTAATGGTATCGTCATCTTGAATAATTCCTAAACTATCCATTCTTATGATCCAAACCTGCCAAAGAGTGTCCCAGAAGCCCTACCTTTTTCCTGTAATGTAAAGTCTGCTTCAGGGAAATTGTCCTCTATCCAAAGAATTGCATCTCCTCTTGTTTCAAAAGATGGCCTAGTCTTTAGGGCCTCTAAGAAGATGTCTATATATAAGGCTCTAGAAACTGGATCACGCCTATCTTCAGGCCGTGCATACTGAGGAAGCCTGCCAACGCCTTGTGCAGGTTCACGCTGCAACATCTCTCTATACATTGTCATAGCTTCTTCATCCGTAAACGAAGTCTCATTAGTATCTGTTGTAGGAGACATCAAACTGGCAGACTCTGTGGACGGAGAGGAGATTGATTCATTAGAAAATTTAATCTTATCTACTGCACCAACACCTGAGTGGTCTACTAAGAAAGACTTACCCCGTAGACCTGTAACTACATCACCTTCTTTGATAGTCCCGTCTTTTAGTCGTGCCTTTAGTGTATCGAATGAGGTTAATTCTATTGCATCCTTAGGTATCATACTTGTTTCTACCAATTCAGTGAAGGGCATATAGCCATTAGCAATCACTTCATCTGGGTTTCTGTAAGCTTCTCCTATAGGGTTAAATTCCTCTACTACATTTACATTATCAATACCATCCTTAAATTGACTTTCACCTTCGCTATCTCCTGCAAGAGGTTTAGCTACTCTTTGCACAGGATTCTCGTCCCTAGACTCAGGGGCATTACTATCTGAGATAGGCTGTCCCGGTCTAGGGAAAAATGGCGCTGCGTCAATAGCAGAGGGAGCCTCATCAGAGATAGCAGTTTCAATTTCTGTTGTGGATGCAGCAGGTACTACAGAGGTAGCAGATTTTAAGTCTTCAGATTTTATGCCTTGAAATTTATTTAGAAGATTAGCAATAGTTACTTGAAGTTCTTCAGGTGCCTCGTTTATTTTAGCACCTAATTCTTCAGCTAATGCAAGGCGTTCATCATCTGGTGCTCCTTCTGCATCTGCTATAAGGTAATCAGTTACACTTTCTAACAAGTCTTCAAGAGGCTTCCTAGCTGTCCTATAACCCTTACGATCATAACGATTTATTTGTTCTTTAGTCTTTCCATCATACCGAAATTCACTTAGGGCATCCTGAACTAATGTATCCCATGCATTTACTACTGGGTTAGTGTAATCACCTGTGCTAAATAGGCCTGACCTAGTTGAAAAGTTTCCATCTGAGTCAGGGACATCAATGTTAAGGAAGGATGAACCTACACCTGTTGCAGCCACTACCTTTTTCTCAGTAGATGCTCCGCTATTAAGCGCTTTAAGCAAGCTTGACCTACCCAATAACTGTCCGTTAAGAATGTATACAGGGTCACCAGATTTAGTAGCCTCTTCTTTAGTCTCATATGTTTTAATGTTGGCTAGTTTAATAGTGTCTACAAGGTTAGGGTACATACTATGTATCTTAGCAAGATCTGTTTTGTAGGCAGCATTTTCTACAGAAGGAGGAGTTTGAATAGGCTCATCTGTTTTAGCTGCAGAAGTTGTTGCAGTGCTACCTTCTACTTTAGCAGCAGTATTAGTAAAGAAAGGCTCCATACCTCTTACTGTATTAAAGTGTGGGTTCTGGCTAAGACCTCCTCTGGTTTCCTTATCAAAGTCTAACAGATGAGATTGTATTGTTGGTACATACTTAAGTAGAAGGTCATACCGCTTAGCTTTAATTGCAGCCTTAATGGTGTCGTGCTTTGTCTTGTCATCATCAGACAGTGCTGCGTATGCCGCATCCGTGGGTGCCATAGCTGAAACAAAAGCCTCCGCATCATCTTCCATACGAGTGAGGTTACTTATAGCAAAAGACCGTAGGGTTGTATCACTGTGTATCTTAGGCAACAAGCTGAAGTCTACAGGTACAGGAGCTTTAAGTCCCGGTGATGCTGTTCCCATAATGCGTTTAATGTCACGCCCAGTAAAGCCATCAATGTACTGTTCATTCAAAGCTGAATCTGCTGCACGGGAGTCAAAGCCCAAGGCAGACCAGAAGCCAATCTTCTCATTCTCAGCTGGATCATCAGTAGCGTTAGCCTTATACAAGCCAAAGGTTTTCTTAATCATGTCTTCGTATGTCATGTTAGAAGGCTTATACTCCTGCGTCCTTTTTATCATAGACGAAAGAGTGTCTGATGTAAGCCTGCCTTCATCATAGATAGGCTTAACTTCATCATAGACAGCCTTCAAACCCAAGGGGCCAGACGTATCTACGATGTAACTAATATCTTCTTTATCTACACCATAGCTCTCAAGCTGCATAGCCACAGTGACAGCGTTGTTCACCTTCTCTTGTGCCTTAGTTACAGCCTGCACACCATACGTCATGAGGAAGTCACGGTCCTTAGCACGTTTCTCCTTAATGTATCGTTGGTTTTCGTCTAGAATATCGCTGCTTGCGTTGAAGAACCCTGTTGCAAAACTCATATCATACACCCCTGCTCATTAAACCTTGACCACTTTGTGAGGGGTCTGACATTTCTTCAGTTAACATTGGATCTTCCATCTCATCTGCACCCGCATCCATAAGGCCTTGTTGCTCTGCCTCTTGCTCAGGTGTTATGCTATCCTGCATGGCCTCAAGGTCATCTTCAGCAGGTGTGCCTAACTCTTCTACAACACTACGTGCAAAGGATTTATCCTGCTTACCTAAGTTATCTTCTAACTTCTGGTTGATTAAGATGCGTAGTTTCTCTTCTTGTATCTCATCTTCTGTCTGATCATTAGCAAAGGTTTCTTTGTATTCAATGCCTGCAGTACGAGCCATGTAGCTTAGCTCTTCCTCAATGACAGGGGCAGCAATCAAGCTAACATCAATTGTGTGTATGCCTTCACCTACAGATGCTGTGAGCATACTGCGTGTCAGTACATCTACAGGGTAGCCAAGCTCCATGAGAAACATAACAGACTCAACGACAGGCTTTTCAGACAGCCTATCCATGTGAAACTTTATAGCTTCATTAGGATCTACAATCTCAGGAGGTCTTTCCCAAGCGAAGTTCTGAGGTTCATCTGTAAGAGATTGACCGGGGATGGGAGCAAGCATTGCCATTTATAATATACCTTCTTACTTAGTAAATCCAGCGCCGAAGTATAGACCTACTATGGCTGAAACGATGTGTGTGTCTAGGGGTGTGATTACGAAGCCATGTGCGGTTTGCCACTTTACTGTACCATCACCGCCCAAGATCCAGTTGATTATACCACCGTGTACCTCAGTGTAACCTACGATAACGCTGACCTCAGGATACCATACAGCTACTACCTTTGGCAAGACAATAATAGAAAAGATTGCAGATAGTGCTATTAGTCTGCGTGTCCAAGCAAAGTGTGTGTCACTCTTGCCGTGCTCTCTGGCTTCCTGCATACCAGTAATCATAAGCTTCTGTTGTTCAGCTTTGTTCTTAGTGTTCTGACCCCACATAGACATGACCCCACCTAGTACGGTGGAGAAGAGCATTGTGATTAGTTCTAAGGGTAAGCCAAACATTAGTTACCTAAAGCCTTTGCAATAGCGTCTGTATATCTAGTGCCTTTAGTATCGTTGGCATCTGTTCCTACAATACCTGTAAACAAATACTCTTCTGCAGCAGTAGCCCCTTGGTTATGTGCGTAGCCTAGTATACCAAGCTTCTCTTCTACTGACATATTCCTGTACTTCTCAGAGTTCCTAGTCAGGTGAGTATGATTCATTTCTGTATAGGCTTTAAATGCTTTGTCTTGAAGGGCTGAATCCTCTCTAAACGCCTTACGAGAGGCTGCATCATGTTTCAAAGATATACCTAAAGCACGACCTGCATCTTTCTTTGCGGCTTCTCCCATCTGATATCTACCATCATAATGATTACCAGACCCCCCTTTAATGTTGTATTTGTTTTTACTTTCAATGTAACCAACTTCTACTTTAAAGATATCAAATAGATTATCTTCAATGTCTTCTGGTACAGCAAAAGGTACAGGCCTGTCGGGGTAAGTAATGGACGTACCGTTGGTTAAAAGATCTGCTACTTCTTGAGTTAGCTTTCCTGTAATAGGTAAGTCGTTTGCAGCTTGAAACTTTCTTAAAGCTCTAGCTGTTCCACCGCCCATAGCACCATCTACACCGTTAGGTTTAAAGCCCATAGTAGTTAAGGCTTGTTGTATCTTTTTAACGTTAGAACTAGTTGTAGTGGTATCAACGGCAACTTTTACAGGATCTCTGTTAGACGTAACTACAGGAGCGTTATCAGGCCTAACTTTAGGTCTAGGGCTACTCATCAAGCCATTACCTGTATCACCACTATCATCAAACACTACAAACTTACTCAAGTCTATATCACCTGCTGTAAAGTTCATTACCCCACCTGAACGCTCAGCGAGACTTGCACCAGAGCCAGAGATGTTATCACTGCCATCCTTTGTAAATACATCAGGGTCATCAGCGTAATCAGGGCGCTTCTTACCTGTACGCAAGAAGTATTGATCGTCTGTTAATTCAGTAGTTGGAATGTCTTCAACTTCAGCCAGAAGAATAGAGCGCTTCTCTGAAATCTCAGAAGCGTTAGCCTGCCCGTCCCCCTGCATCAGTGTCAGCCAATCTCTACCCACACTAGCAAGCTTATCGTTAACGACAGCCTTCTGTGCTTTAGCTTGGCTTTCTCGTGCACCTAAGGACTTCTTACGCATAGCTGACACAGCAGCATCTGTATCTTTATTGATAGTTGCAGCTGCTATAAGCCCATCACCTGTGGTTCCTGAAGCAGAACTCTGCATGTATGCATCAATTTGTTCTTGGATAGACTCACCATCAGTAGCCGCTAGAATGGAGTCAGATATACTTTTTGTTGAGCCATATGCCATATTGGGTACTTTCGTTTGTAACTGTGTCGCTAGTATTATTGTTAGTAACATCTTGAGGATTACATAAGGGTTTTGGCGTCACCTGTGATACCATAGAATAGAAGCTTACTAAAGAAATTACCCTTAGCTGAATCTTCACTAGCCTTAGCTTGTAGTGCAAGAGCTTCTCTCTGTGCATCCACTGACATCTGGCTCAAGATAATATTGTTAGCACGATCTCCTGCACTTTCAGATGACTTCCAAGCCATAGACATCATGTCACGCTCACGCTGCCAGATCTGATCCAGTGTAGATGCAGTAAATGCATTGGCTGTTTTAGCTGCCTCTGCGTTAGCTACGTTCTGTGCTGTAGTATTAGTTGTTGATACGTTCTGACGCCACTGAGCGTTGGCTTGAGCTATGACTAGCTGGTTGGTAGAGTTAAACTGATCACGCTGGTTCTTCATGTCAGTATTAAATTTAGCCATAGCGTTTGTTTCAGATACATTGAACTGAGACATAGCGTTGCTTTGAGAAGCATTGAACTGGTTTACTTGTGTCCTCATGTTAGACATGAACTGTTTAGTTTGATTTTCACTAGAGGCATTAAACTGTTTGGAAGCATTCTCTGCAGCCTGATCAGTAAAGATAGACTGAATGACACTCTGAGCTTTAAACATCTCTGTCTGTTGCAGGTTGTTTAAGTTAGTCATGTCCATCTGCAAGAAGGCCTGAGCGTTCTGTACAGCAGCTTGCTGTTGGTTAGACAAGTTAGCCATCTCTAGGTTTGAGATAGCTGCAGCCTCACCCATTGCCATTGCTTGCCTATTGCTTAGGTTTGCCATGTTCATTGTGTTAGCGTTACGAGAGTTCTCAAGTGCTACCTGCTGCTCAGCAGTGAAGTTCATATTAGCTACATCGCTAATCTTACTTGCGTTCATTACACGAGATTGGAATGCTTGGTCAAACTCTTGTCCCATGAATGCTGCACGTTGTTCAGCTGCAAGCATAGCACGTTGCTGCCTGTTAGACAGGTTAGCCATCTCAAAGCCTGCAACAGTCTGTGCATCTTGTGCAGCTATAGGTATCGCAGACTCCATAGCAGCCTGTACCAGTGCCTGTCCAGCCATAGATGATGCACCTAAGCCACGAGCAGCCATTGCAGCTGTAGCGTTGCGTAAGGCTCCTGCAGCCCAAGGTGGTGTAGCACCTCCCTCAAAGTCCTGCATGAGGCCCGTAAGTTGTCCTTTAACGGTAGCTTGATCAGAGGGTGTAGCTGTAGCAGCTTGGATCTGTTCAGTGAAAGCAGCAGCCTTAGTAGCATCCGCTGCACCACTGATAAGCTCACCTTGTTGAATCTCCCGTTGTACAGGATTATCCATTACAATAGCTTCACCTTGCGCTGCAGTTAAGTCAGACACAGCAGTATCAGTAGGCGTCATAGTAGCTGCAGTTACTGTAGAACCATCTGACAGTGTACCTTGTGCAGCTTCTGTTCCAGCTACGGCATCAGTTACAGCAGGCTGAGAGGTAGCGGCTTGCATAGTAGATGTAGTAATGTCAGTAGGTGTAGCAGCAGTGGCAGGAGTGTCAACAGTACCAGCTGTAGCTGCAGGGAGTATACCTGTCTGACCAGTACCTACAGCAATGTTAGTACCAGCTGCATTAGGATCTATTGCCGCTACTGTTTGTGGAGTAGTTAAGCTGGCAGGGTCTGTAATAGCTGAGCTTACTAGATTACGTTGTCCTGCAGCTACCTGCTCTGATGACTGCTGCGCTGAAGATTGCATCTTACCTTGCAACTTAGTGTTATACGCATCAAATGCTGCAGTAACCTGTTCAGGGTTGTGAGTTACAGTAGGCTTAGGTACAGCAGTGACTGCAGAGAGTTGCTGACGTGCCACACCTAAGGCATCTAATCCTGCAGTAGGTACACCCGCCTCAGCTGCACCAAGTGCTGCTTTGTATGCGGCAATAGCCTGAGCATCAGCTTGCTTTTCTGCTGCTAGTTTAGCCGCAGCTTCATCTGCAGCTTTCTCTTCTGCAGAACGACGATCAACTTCAACTTTGTTTGCAGCAGCTACCTCAGCAGCAGTAGGTGCAGGTGCCGCAACAGGGGCAGGTGCAGGATCTCCGCCACCACCACCAAAAACTATAAGCCCAGAAGCCCTTGGGTTTAGGTGCCGACTAATCATGAAAGGGTTAATGTAGCTCATTTTTTAAACTCTCTTGTATGTCTTTTGCTTGGTTCATGTAGCCTGCGCCAATTTACTTTTTCGTTACGTCCGTACACATTGGTGTGTTCTTTTCTTATAAGGCTAAAGACCTGTCTTGCATTTCCATAAGGAGCAAGTAACTCTATTCCCCAAAGCTCTTCATTTGTATCTGAAACATAGTCACTCTCTGTTATGTAGTAATCATTGTTTAGAAAGCGTTGTCCATCTTCTTTAGTCAACCAGCACCAAGTAACTAAACCTATTGGCTTGTCTTCTTGATAGTACAATCTAATTCTATTATACTTTATAGGGGCAATAAGATATCTATATACATCGTCTACGTTATAAACCTTGTGCCATTTACTGTTCTTAAAGAGTTCTAGACCATCAGCTAAGGCTTTATTGTTATCTATTTGCATTACTATAGTTTAACTCAAAACGAGTCAAAAGTCAATTACTTTAATCAGCTAACGGGTTATCTAGTGCACGTTGTAGCTTGTCGTTAAGGCGCTCTTCTAGTTCTTTCATGGCTGAGTCTTGTGATATTCTAACTCTCTCACGCTGACTCTCAAAGCGTATGTCAGCTGCATCTATCAAGCTACGTATCTTAGTTTCATATTCACGAAGTAACTTATCAACGCTGTCTTCAAGTTCCCTAACCATATCTTCAACACGGTCAGTTTGTTTTTCAATACCAAGGATGTCTTCACGTAATCCATTCTTGATGTCTCTTGTATACTCAACGCTCTCTTCAACCTTGACTGATATACCGGACACCTTGGCATCCATGACCTTCATTTGCTGTTGATAAGCACCAAGGTCTAACCCTGCTATGCCTTCTATCTTTTGGTATAGAACAAAGCCACCATACAGACCCCCTACAATTGTAGATATGAAAGCAAAGATTGCAAACACTGAAGTAATGGTTAACTTAAACCCTCCAGCTTTTATCTGACGATCAGCAAGGCCATCAAGATCTCCTGCTACTTTAGTTAGATCAACCATTAGTTTTCAAAGTCCGTAGAATTGTTTGATTGCATACGTTTCATTTGATCTAGTTCTGCACGAAGGACTTGTACTTCTAATCGCCGCTGTGATAATTCTAATTGAAACAAGTCATCACAGTTTATTCTAGTTCTAGGCTTATCTAGAGGTATAACTATCCGGGCGTATATACCAATGTCTTTACCTTCAGCTACACTGTTCATATTAGTTAGCACCCCTGTAGTACCAAACTCAAGTGTAGTACTACCACCAACAGCGTTTGAACAGTCTAAGTTACCAGCCCGGAACCTATCTGATTGATAGTTCATTGGTGGGCTTGGAAGCTGTAGTGCAAGAGAACTGCTCTCTGCACTGACTGATGTAGCTAAAAAGAATAAGGCAACTGCTAGTCTCATTTATTATCTCCACCAAGCTTTGAGCAGATTCGAGAGGAAACTAGAGTGGTAACATCCTTACTTCTTTTAATCTTAGATGTTGTACATATATACACGGCACGGTTTATGTCCTCACTACGTATATACACATCAAAGTCTTTACGCTGACCATGCTTAACCTTTAGCACTCTATAGGTTGTAGAGAAAGATACGTTAAGCCAATCCTTATCAAACATATCTACTTGATAGTACTCTACATCTGATCTATAATTAAAGAGAGACATCTCTGCTTTAAATATACCTACTACATAAGAGGGTTTTAACTCTGGGTAGGCAGGTGTCATCTCGTGTGCTGATAACGCTGATGCCCAACCTAGAAGTATTAAAGTTATTTTAGTTAGCAATACACTCTGCCTGTACAACGGCTATATATGTACCACCGGGGAATGATTTGTCTACGCCATACACAGCGGTAGAGCTTGTTGAAAACCAAGTGCTGCCAGCAACTGTCAATCCAAAGTCAGTTACGTTGCCATAGACTATTTTGTTAGTATCATACGCAGCCATAGTTGCATCACTAGTTTGGGATACAGAGGAAGAGCCTGTCCACGTAACTGTATCAGTTAGTGAAGGGGAAGAGGAGAACTCTGTAGGGCTTGTTATACGGGCTGTGTAGTAGTCAGCAACCGCTACGTCATAGCGAACAATTGGCAAGACACCACCATCAGCAGGTACAGTAGAAAGTTTAGTAGCTGTAGGGTTTCCGTAGACGCCAGCGTTGTCTGTTTGGATTATGCACTTCGCCTCTACGTTACCATAGATTTGTACATCTGCAAAGGCAGGCAGCGCAAACATAGAAAGAATTAGAACAGGATATTTCATAGTAAACCTCATTGTTTGTATTGCAACTGCATTAGTTCTTCGTGCAATAGTTGTTGTGCTAGATGATTTCTAAACGCCTTTGGGTTGTCAGGTAGCTTTGAATCAGCAAGAGTATTGTTATCTTTGTAAACACCCCCGTTAATGGAGGAGTTGTAGTACATCGCAATGTTAGTCTGTAGATTGATTGCCATAATTAAGTCTGCTTGTCCTTGCGTCTTAAACAAAGTTAAAGCATTATCAGTAGCAGACAATCCCTTTTCAAGGTTAGTCTTTTCTTCTTCGTCTTCTTCATCAACAATGCGATTACCATCACTGTCGTATTTAAATTCTGTATCATTATCTAGTGCTGCCGCAACAGAGTCATCGTCTAGTGCATCGTATACAACGACTTCTACCACAGTCGGAACAGGCTCTACGTATCCGGCGCAACCGGGATTTAATTGAGGATCGTAACATTCATCTACCCTATAACTATAAATTACTGAGGCATTATCTACAGAGCCTTGTCCTTCTACTTCAATTGAACCAGCACCCCAAGCAGCAGAAGGGGTATTGCCAACTGAAAAAGACTTTGTGATTGTATTGCCGGGGAGTCCTGACCAATCATCTGTCTCTCTAAAAATGTAACCCCCACCTTCTGCATTAAGATTACCAACGTGAACCTTCATACTATCTTCTGTATTCTTTATAGTTGTATAACGATATATTAAACCATTAACATCTAGACCCGGCACAGAGGGGAATACAGAACCCATGTCCCAACTCAAGCCTTGTAGGGCAGCATTCCCTGTAGAACCATAAGTGTATGGATTAGAGAAGCATGAGGAAGAAAAGGACACCAAGCACAGCGCCAACGCCAAGCTTTGTTTCATCATCAACATTCATTAACCCCTTTGCTTTACCCTTACCAATTTGTGTAGGAGGTGTATTGGCTTCCATCTCCCATGCAAGTTTAGCTGCATTACCAATGAGGCCATCCTTAGGGCAGGGAGTTCCTGCATTCATCATAGCATCAAAGACTTTCTCATCCTGACACATGACAGACACAGCAGCAACCTTCATGCCCATATCATACATAGTCTTAGCGTTCTTTAGGCGAAGGCAGTTCTCTTCAGTGTAAACCTTGCCCATTGATATACCAAGGATCTGAGTTTGTACTGCACCAGATACACCTATGGTACAAAGATCTCCTGACCCTACACCAAGTTGAGGAGAGATTGCACTGGGAGGTGGGCTACGAACAGTAGTATCCATTGTACCGCTAGAGCTAACAGAAGTATCACTGCGTATTACGCCATCATCTACTTGTGCATAGGCAAAGCTACCTATTAAGATAAATACTAGTAGAGTTAAATAACGAATCACTTTTCAGCCTTTTCTCTCATTGCGTCCACTGCATCTCGAATAGCTTTTATGTTCTCATCAATACGCCCAAGCATTACTGCCTGTAACTGTGCCGTTCTCTCTACCTCATTGATCCTTATCTCATGCCGTGCAATCTCACGAGCGTTAGTCTCAACTGTAGCGTCGAGAGATGACATATACCAAACTAGCCCTACTGTTTGCACAGCAATGGCT